AACGGCAGCATTATAATAAGCCTTACAGAATAATTGGAGGAAAAATATGGACGAACCAAAATATTTACCTGAATCTTGGGTAATTTTTGATCGCGGTGGAGTAAATTGGTTTGGCAAGATTATTGGCGGCCAAGTGATGAACGGAGAATGGGTATACATTATCAAGAACCCCGTCGCTGAAGGTGTACTCAAAGTAAAAGAATCTACTATCTCTGATGTATTAAAGAAATAGCCTAGTCCAAAAGGTACTTTGGCACCTCATACACGACATTAAAGTCGTTTTCGTCAGTCATCGTGCGATGGTCTAACGCATCACGAAGCCCAAAGATATCATACATTGCGTTATGATAAACTGCGGGCTTTTTGAGATTCTTGCTGCACCAATATCGACGCCTGTTAGCAATAGTTACCATATCCTTCGTAACGTACTTTGCAATATAGTTAAGAGCTCGTTTTTTGTCTTCAGGGTCAATCTTTGATGCATTCGTAAAACCAAAACGAAAGCCTGTGATATTGTGCACACGATGGCCATCTTGAATAACATTAGTCTGTTTGAGAGGGAAGGGCGCATTAGAGATAAGAGCATGAAAATGGATTGCCCCATCTTTGTGCTTTTCGGGTACAATAACATACCCAAAGTCACTGGATTTCTGACGCTGACGAAGGAGCCATCCTTGCATCTTCATATACACAGCATCCATGTCATAGCGATTCACTTTTTTAGGGGAGAAGGTGAAGGTAACAAATAAATCAAAATCATTACACTCGATGTAATCATACAACGTACGTTTAGTACGTCGGATGGAACGATCAAGCGAATCAGCAGACAGAAAGCCGAGCAGAGCTCGGTTTTTATTCCGTTTAATTTTAGTAGGGTCGTAGGGCGACTTATAAATTACTACACGATACATGGTAGGGTAATCCTTTACTACATCATTGAGCTGATGTTCTAAAATTGAATTCACCTTACCCCCGTAAAAAATATGTTAAATGTCCTGTTTTCGAGTACCCTGCGGCGCTTGCAGCGCCTTGGGAGCCGGCTAGCGCTCCCGTGGTGGGGAGCGTCCGCGCTGCCGGCATAGAAACCGCAATCCACTAGTGAACGCAACTAGCTAAATGCGGGAATGTGAGACCGTTAGGCCGCGCCACCAGAAAGCTTGTGGCTAACCTTGCGTACACCCCATTTGATGAGGTTTACACCAATTACGGCGCCCGCAACACCAAGCACATAAGGTGCAAGGCTGATGAATGTAGTAACAAGCGTACTAACGTCAAAGGCACCAGTAAGAGCGGTGATTTGTGTACTGTCCATCGCAAATATTCCTTTCTTGCCTTATTATGTGGGCGCAACCCCCTGGATTACTGTTGGCTGTTTTTTGAGGTGTTGTTGCTTCTTATTCTCATCAATATCCATCGTGGCATTCACGATTTCAAAGGTGTCATAGATGTCGTACGCATCATTGTGGCGTTTCCATATTTGTACGCGTTTTGTGCGACCGATATAGTCGTTTTTATCCTTATCGAACTTCAATGTGCCAGGGTCTTTCCATAGCTCAAACTGAACGGCACCAAAGTGGAAGCACTCTACTTGGGCTTGAAGTTGTCGTCGATACCTAATATCAAGATCGAGGAATTCTTGCATCGTACCAATGATAGATTTGAGTGCCTTTCGCTGCTGGCAAATGGCTTTGAAAGTCTCGAAGCTAACAGCTTTTTTGCCACTAAAAAGCACTGTTTGTATTTCGTCGAGAAAAAAGGCAATCGGTATCTCTTTCTGGTGTACGCACAACGTATTTTCACCTTTAAGACACCCGTGGCAAGAGCCACAACGTTCACCCTCAATCTTACGATCAAGAATATAATCAGCGACCTCCTCGCTCTTGATTACCTTGTCAGCAATAGCAAGTTCGATGTTTGAGTAGATGTATAAATCAGGATATTTTGCTTTTAGACGAGCAAGATAGTGTGATGCAGAAAGAGATTTGCCAGCACCTTGTTTGCCCGTAAAGAATACGGTGCCTACAGGGAACCCGCGCTTGAGACGGCGTCTCTTCTTGATAAAGGTTGACCATTCCACACTCATAGACGAACCCAAGCCCACACTTTCTTAATAAACTGAACAACAGGGGCGGAAGTGAAATATAGCACGAAGGTCAAGAAAAGCGCATTCCAGATGATTGGATTGATACCAGAAAGGGAAACGAGTGTGCTCGGTAAGCTACCGATATAGCCCAATACGGAAGAAAGTGTGGCTGGTATAATACCGATACCTGGAATCTGCGCCAATAAAGCGTCAAATGGTATCAAAAGTGCTTGAAGCGGCAAAATCAATACCGCAATAATGCCGTTTACGATATCATTCATATCCATTACTGATTCACCCCAACAATGACATCATTGTCTTTATCGTTCAGCAGCTTGTTAACCATATCAACAACGAGCTTTAGCTCAAGTAGAGCAAGAAGGAAATTAATTACTAGCAGGCCAATGGGGAATGCGGAGCGAATTTGTGCGGCTCGATTACAGACAGATGAACCAAAACTAGAGAAAGAGAAAAGACCCCCGCCTGGGATATTTACGTTTGACAGACTAAACCCGCAAGTTGGCGTAGAAGGTACTACTAAGGAAGATATGAGAGATTTGAAGGCATTGAGAGAAGGGTTGAGTAAACCCGTATTTAATGCGTTATTGAAATTACAGCGCATAGTAGAGAAAACATCAGGTTGAATAGTGCAATCCTCCTCTGTCACCTGACAAAAACCAGAAACATCACACGTCTCAGAAGAAGTATCACCAGAAAGGCTTTGGCCATTAATATCAAAATCATGAGAAGTAGAGGTAAACCGATAGTCAGGAAGTTCGGTACCTAAGCTAATATCAAAGCAGTAATCTGGTGTTGCAGGGTAGGAGGGATAGCGGTAGCACTCTTGCACTAAGTACTCAGCAGTAAGTTGATAGTGCGCGTAATCAGAAACAGTATAAGTATAGTCGCTCGCCTGGTCTAATATCTGATGGTCTTTAAGGGATGGCGACTGACAGGAGCCCGCATTAATTCCATGAGATTCATCGTACGAGCCGCATTTAAAAGTCGACCACTCAACCTGATATTTAACTATGTTATAGCCCTCATCAGGCGTAAATGTCGGCAAGTCCTGGTTGTGGTCTGTCGCTGTCAACTTTTTATCAGATAACTGGTATGTAAACTCGGGTTTAATTACAGGCCTTGTATCATCAAGACTTGCAGGAGGTTCGGCGCCAGCATACCCAGACGGGTAATTAATAGGGATGGTTGCTAAAAAAGGCCTGTTATAGCGGGTATTCGTTGCAGAGTCATAATCAGCTAAAGCAGAACAAGAATTATACACTTCTACATTCGTACCCCCGTAATATTGAATATTTAAACAATAATACGAAGAAGGTGACGTTGTTATTGAGAGCGCGGTGCGAGTAGAAACCCCACCAACAGTATGGAAATCCAACCTAGCAGATGTATCGCTAGTAAAATAAAACGTTGCTGTACCATTATAATACTGAGATATATACCAGCCACTACCAGAAGAAATAACGTCATTTATATATTCCTTGCAAGTAGAGTCACATTGACTATAAGACGCATCTGTACCAGTTATATAACCCATATAGCTCGTAGAGATGTCTTCAGTATCACTACCTCCCGTCTGGTCAGTAAGTATCAAATGGTCAGCAACCTGAACGGTACTATCATAATCAGAAGCAGCGAAAGCTCTATCTGAGAATAAGCCCGATAAGCCTGTAAACAACACTACGCACGACAGCGCGTACAATGAACATCGCCTAATTATCTCCATCTCGGTGCCTCACTACAAAGCTCTTAACATCATCAATAACGTAATAGCCGACCAGTAGACCGATAATAAAACCTATCATTTCTCAGTACCTCTGTGCCAAAAACTAGGGAAGAACCAGACCAAAAGGCGAAAAAGAAAGTAGAAGAATACGAGCGTAAGCAAAAGTGAGCCTGTGGCAACAATGTACTGATAAAGTGAAACAAGAATTTGATGATTATCAGCTATTGCAAGCGCGGTCGGGGAGAGAAGTATTGGATTGACGTCCATTACATCCCCCTTCCACTCATCTTGTCGATGAGTACACGTAACCAACTAAAAATGATAAAGACTACACAAACCAACACAAATGTAGGCGCAACATGTACCAAAGTCTCGATTATACCCTCGCTTAATGTCATTTGTGTTGGCATAGTGGCCTTAGTCCTCTAGTGAGCCTTCTGCTTTGTCAGTTACGCTCAGTAGCTGCAAGTCCTTACGGTCTACAGGAGCCTCGAACAAATATGGAACATTATTAATTGTGAACTCAACGACAAGACGCTGATAATCAACGGATTTGCCATCTTTTTCAAAAGAGCGCTTATCGACATACATACGCTTAGCGCGTGGGAGAAGGTTGTCGGTTAGTGCGGGTGATTGGTTCATAAGAACTAAAATCCTTTCATAAATATTGATAGGGAGATAGTATTACAAACCATGTTTTATGTATATATCTTACGTCGCACAATGTTTGTTTTACGACATACAATATATAAATCAAAGCTGAATCAGCATACCTTTAATGAGAGTGCTATTTGTCGTACATATCTGGTACATGCCTATAC